TTCTGCTTCTGTATAATCATTTTCAGATTCTAGACTTGCAACTTTAGCTTTTGCTGGTTTTTTAATTACAGGATATTCTAAGTTGTCAATAACCTCTTTAGTCCAATTATTTCTTTTAGTTAACTTACCTACATCAGAAGTTCTTTCATATTCTTTTAGCATTGTAGGCTTATCACCTTTTATTACAGCTTCTACAAATTTAGGAAACTTTTGTAAACCTACATTATACTGATAATCAACTAATAACATTTGAGCATCCTGTGGTAACTTATCAAATGTACCCTTACCATATTTTTTATCAATACGTCCTTTAGCAGATTCTTGTTTTTCTAATACATCTTTTCTTGCTAAAGCTTCAGCTTGTTGTGTAGTTATGCCTTCATAATACTTTTGTTCTCCTGGTAATAATTTATGACCATAAGCAATTGTATCAGTTCCTTTTTCAGAACTTGGATAAGGATACCATTTATTTTTTCTAAGTCCTGTATTTTCATTATTCTCTTGTACCTTTAAAGCAGCAAGATATTTTTTCATTGTTTCAGGATTAAGATCTACAACACCACCTGGAGCAAATACATTATTTTGCAATGAAGGTACAGATATGTCTTCTTCAATATATCCTCCATCTTCAAATAGTGGAGTATTAGGATCATAGATTTGTTTCTTACCTGGTTTTTTAAATAAATAGTTTTCAGCAAAAAGTTTATTAAGAGCAGTAATATTCCTAGTATACTTTTTATTTTTTTTAGACCCTCCTCTTTTCATTTGAGGATATTCATCTACATAATCAGCTTCTGGAAACATGTAATCTTGACCTGGTTGCATCATCATACCAGGGCCTATATTAGGTTGTGCCCATACTGGATAATTAACACCTTGCATTGTTATATTATCAGAAGGTATTCTGGTAACTTGTCCAGGATATTTCCACTGACCCATTGGATCAGTGATTATATCTTTAGGTTTTGCCGGAGCCTTTGCTTTATCTAATTCAGATACAGCTTTGGATAGAACTTTTTTATTAGTCATTATCTATTGGATAATTGATTCTTAGTACTTGTTAATTTCAATATCATATTGACATCTCCTGACACATCTTTTCTTAAATTTAAAAAGTTTAGATAATGTCTGAACTTCTTTCTTTGAAGTAATGGTTTTGCAATATCCATATTATTTGGATTCAATGTTTTAATGTAACCATTTGATTGTGTTACCCATAAGTACTCTTGAGTATAATTACCTGCAAGCACTGTTGTTCCTGGTACTAATGTACCTTGTGGTGGATAACCAGCTCCATTTGGAAACTCTCCTCTGTTTCTTGTAATATCCCAGAACTGATTAAATCTGTATTTATTTTCTTCTTTAGAAAATAAGATATCAAATCCTGGTAATGGTTGTACATTAGGTTCAATAATTATACCTGGACGTGGTTTTGGATATTCTAAACTTAATGTGATATTATTCTTAGGGAATATATTTAAGTTAAGGTATCCAGAAACTTGTTCCATATTATAGACTACAGCTTTATCAAAGTTAAAGTCTAGTACTTGAAACTGATCTACACAGTTATAACTATCTCTTTTATAACACTCTAGAATGTACTGAACAGATTTTAATGTAGTAACTGTTTCACCTGTAATAATTGGTATCTCAACTTCAAATGGATAATTCTGTCCATAGTAGTTACAGTAGCTGTCACAAACATAATTATGTTTCCAAATAGTATTTTCTTTACTTGTCATAAAGTATGACTTAGTAGGCATAGATAAATCTGGATGCCAGTCATGATAACTAATCCAAAATTCATTCTTAGGGTCATAACTTAATGTCCAAGAAGCATCTTCAAATATCATTGGATCACCAATTAAATATTTTCCTTTACCATCTAAAACAAAGTAATCTCCTTGTCCTTTTAATGCTCCAAAAGTAATTAGAGGTACATATGTTACTAATCCTTTATATTCATCTTTTACTTTATAATCTTTTTTAGTAAAGTAAATAATAGAGTTAGTATTATCATACATTGCTTGACAACCAATACCAGCTACTGGATTATCTTGATATGGATAATCTGGAAAATCATCAGTTAACTTATATGGTAAGAATAGTGTAAACCACCACTTAAGACCTGTTTGTGAAATTTCTTTTAAGCCACCTGAATAGTTAAATATCTTAGCCTGATTCTCAGACATATAAAATAATCCAGCAGGTGTAGAAATAACAGCTAGTCTACTTTGAGATGATCCATATTCATAGGGTTTATCTGCATTAGATACAGATTGTCCTGGTTGACTAAATAAACCTCCGTCACCAATAGTAATCTTAGTACTTAAATCTGTTTGAAGTGTATCAACACCTTGGTACATTAATGGACTATCATTTTTAAAAGTAATAAACAAACCACTTTTATTAATAGACTTTACTCCACTGACTTGAGACTTAAATTCATTATAGTTATTTGGTAAGTAAACAAACCAACTATCTTTAAATGATTCATTCTGTTGTTGTAGTGAATAGTAAATTCTATCAGGATAATATGTATAACATAACTTGGCTACATTAGGATCATAGTATCTACTTTGTAAAGATCCTTGAGAAAAATACTGAGTAAATGCTTTGGATATACTTAATGAGTAATCATATCTATATTCATTACCTCTTGTAATAATTTGAGGATTCATATTAAACATTGCCGGATAGTTTGTATATCTATATGGATCATAGTGTTTAGCTCCTTCCTCAAGACCTTGTTGTCTAAAGTCAACTAATACATCAGATTCAACAAAAAAGTCTCTTACAGATGAATTAGCTAAATAAAATTTACATCTTGTTGCACCAAACAATCCTGGATAATCTCCTGGGTCATCATCCTCATAGTGATAGTTTTCCCAATCTAAATTATAAAATGAAGAGGGTAGTGCTCCTGTACCTTGTGCAGGGGGAGCTGATATATCTGTAATACCACTTGCCATATCGCCAACATCATATCTAATATTGTTTACAGCAAATCTAGGTGAAGGAATCATTTGATGTTGATAGTAGTTATATTCAAATCCATCTGGTTGACCAAATAACCAATCATAGAAATAAAAGAAAGTATTTTTCTCTGTGTATCTATTTATAAAGGTATCTCCTCCAAAGAATATTGGTGTACTTGCTAATACTGTATTAATTACAACACTTCCAGGAGTTGTAGTAATACTAGGACATACTAGACCTGTATTAAGACTTATAAAAGCATTATCCGCTGAACCAATTTTTTGTTCACAAGGCGTAATTGGAATTTGTTTAATACCTTGTAATTGACCATATTGATTTCTTAATCTAACTTTTAGTCCCCCATAATGACTAGCAATTGGTAAACTAAAAGGAATATCAATATTTGTAAAACTTGGTTTTTCTCCAGGTAATATACCAGGTTCTGAATTAACGGCAGCTTTCATTAATGATCCTAATGTAACTAAAGATTTATCTGTATTAAGAAATACGGGACCTGTACTTACACCTTTACCATTTACAGTTCTTACTGTAACAGCATCTGATCTTTTTAAATTATTAATTGAGTAAGAATAATATGTTCCTGTACTATCTTGATATTTAGGGATTTCTTGAATATTATCTCTAATGTAAAAACTATCTGGAGTTCTAAATCTAACAATATCAGTCTTAGTATTTTCTGGAGTCATAGCACTATAAAAACCATGAGCAAGTGACTGCATTCCAAATTGCTCATATGGTAGCATAGCATTAATAAAATCTAAACTTGTATTGGCCCCTTCAGCAAAATAAAACAAGAATTGATTAATACCCCCTAATGCTCTTAATAATCCAGGAAGATATGCATAAGAAGGATATTCAATAGTACCTGTAAAAGAAGGAATATATCCTAAACCAGAAGTTCCTGAAAGAGCAATACCATTTAATGTTGATTGTAAAGTTGATTGAGCAATTGCTTGAACACTTGAATCAATACCTCCAAACATAACAGCAAAAGCATCTAAAAATAAACCTCCTGCTGAATTATAATAAAGTTCTACAGCTGTATTATATACACTAATAGCTGCGTTAGCAGCAGCTAGTTGAGGAATAGCTACTAAACTTGGAGAATTTCCTACTCCTGGTACAGTTGATAAGTTTGTATCATATGCTGCAGAAACATCTTGTTGGCTTAATGTATTCATTGTTCTTTTACCTGTGATAGATACAACTGCTTCAGCAAGACCTACCATGAACATTGGTAATATAACAAAATCAGATAATAATTTAAACTTAGGATGCTCAGCTGGATCCTGAAAGTTTTGTGTAGAATAACCTGACAAAGAACCATAGAGTTTTAATTCTGTAGTAGATAAGAAAGGTGTTCTAAACATTGTATCCGGTGAATGGAAAGTAACAATATCTTTAGGAATAGTTTGATTTATTATAGTATTTGATCCTGTAGGTGTCATTCTAATATAAGGATCATT